GGGCGACAAAGTCCAGATTACGATTGGCCGGGTAGAATCGGCCCCCAAAGTAGAGAAAACCACGACCAAAGAGGTAGAAAACGATGAAATCAGCTCCTAAGCAGGGGACCGACAACCGTCAGACCGGCCCCGGCACGAAGGTTACAGGCCTGAGTGCTCCTCAGACGCGCCCGGCGAGCTATGCTCCCACGGGCAACAAGACTTCGGGCTCTTCGCAGTCCCACACTCGCGGTAAGCAGGGGTAATAGCATGGAATACGTAGCAGTTTTTGCGGCTATCGCGGCAGTTGCGGGCGTAGTTTACTACGTCCGGCGCAAGCGCGCCGGTCGCCCGCGTGGCGGCTACGGCGGCGGCGGCGGCACGCGGGACAAGGGCGGTGACATCCGACTCAAGTAATGCACGTAGTTCTTCACGAGCGGCAGCAGGAAATATTCGATTCTCCTGCCCGCTTCAAGGTCGTGGCTGCGGGTCGCCGGTTTGGTAAGTCCTACCTAGCCGGTGTCCTGCTATTTGTCGAGGCCGCGAAGAACACCAAAGTACGCTCAGACGGGGCAGAGATAGACCTGACGTTAGAGGAGGTCTTCTACGTAGCCCCCACCTTTGACCAAGGAAAGAGAATCATGTGGCCCCTGCTCAAAGAGCTTGGGCTGGACTTGATTCGGCAGAAGTACGAGAACACGGGTACGCTGGAACTCATCAACGGTCGGCGTATCTCCATTAAAGGGTCCGACAGGCCCGACACGCTTCGAGGCATTGGTCTGTCCTACGTAGTACTCGACGAGTACGCGTTCATGAAGGAAGAGGTGTGGGAGCAGATTATCATGCCAGCTCTCACCCGAGCGGAAGGCGGGGCGCTCTTCATCGGTACACCTGATGGGAAGAACCATTTCTACGAACTTTGGATGCAGGCCCAGTCCGCAGAATATCCCGATTGGCAGGCGTGGCACTTCCCGTCAATTGAGAACCCCTTCCTGCTAGAGAAGGAAATCCATGATGCCAAGCAACGCTCCACAGCCGAACGCTTTAAACAAGAGTACGAAGCATCATTCGATGCCTCGCAGTCCGCAATCCTACTCCCGGCCATGTTCACCGTCGTCAAATCTGCTCCGCAGGATGGAGATTACTATATCGCTGTTGACCTCGCGGGCTTTCAGAAAGTTGAAGGAGGACGAAAAATCAAGAAACTTGACGAGCACGCAATAGCAGTAGTCAAGGTCTGGAAAGGGGGGTGGTGTATTGAGGATGTTATTCACGGACAGTGGGATGTTCGCGAGACAGCATTACGCCTAGTAAAGGCTTACCGGGACTACCGCCCCGTTAAATTCGGTATCGAGAAGGGTATCGCGGCTAACGCCGTCGGGCCCTACTTAGATGACGAGATGAATCGCCTCAACTGCTACTTCACGGTGACCCCCCTCACTCATGGCAATCAAGCAAAAACAGATAGGATTGCGTGGGCTCTTCAAGGGCGGGCCGAGAAGGGGAGGGTTCAGTTGTTGGAAGGAGAGTGGAACCGTCCGTTTTTACAGCAGTGCGCAGACTTCCCGTCGCCGCTGGCCCACGACGACTTGCTTGACGCAGTCGCGTACATAGACCAAATCTCGGAACCATTCATCGACGGAGACTTTTCGTTCGATGAGTGGGAACCACTAGACGACGTATCGGGGTACTAAATGGCAATTCCTAATCCAATGGGCAACAGCCCCGACCCGCAGAACCAGAAAAACGACTTCGACAGCGGCATGGAGAATCGTCTGCGTTCTGGTCAAGCACTGACTTCGTGGGTATCCGAGCGGGTCTCTCACGCGCGCGACGTGCGCGATGAGCTGCATGCTACGCGCTGGGCCGAGTACACCCGCCTGTGGCGAGGCATGTGGGCCAACGACGACAAGAACCGCGACTCCGAGCGCTCCAAGCTAATCTCCCCTGCTCTCCAGCAGGCCATCGAAATGACTGTGGCGGAGATGGAAGAAGCTGTGTTCGGAAAGGTCGGGTGGTTTGACATTGACGACGACATCGCGGATGAAGATAAAGACGACGCGCTGGTTTACCGCGACCTGCTTCTTGAAGACTTCGACCGTAATAACGTGCCGGATGCCATTTCCAAAACCTTCCTGCTCGGGGCCATCTACGGCACGGGCATAGCAAAGCTGAATGTGGCTCAAAAGGAGGAGGCGGTCCTTACTCAAAGCGGCGAGCCAGAGTTCTCGCGCTACGTATGTGTCACGGTAGAGCCCATTAGGCCGGATCAGTTTGTTATCGACCCGTCGGCCCAGTCTATCGACGAAGCGCTGTTCTGCGCACACGAATTCGTAAAGCCGCTCCACTTAATCGAAGAGCGCATGGAGGAGGGGGTCTACCGGGACGTTGACCTCGCCCCGTACACCGGCCGCCGCTACGCAGATACGGACGGCAAGGGCACCACAGGCTTCGTCTCACCGGACGATGATGGGGTGCTCATCACAGAATACTACGGCAAGGTTCCTGCCGCCATGTTGCCCGATGCCCCCGAGGGCGCGACCGGCTTGGTGGAGGCCCTCGTCACTATTGCCAACGAGACCGAGCTTCTCAGGGCGGTAGAGTCCCCGTTCACTATGAAGGACCGACCTGTCGTTGCATACCAGCACGATACGGTCCCCGGTGAGTTCTGGGGGCGCGGTGTTGCGGAGAAGGGCTACAACCCGCAGAAGGCGCTGGACGCCGAGTTGCGGGCGCGTATCGACGCTCTTTCCATCATCACCGCCCCGATGATGGGAGCTGACGTGACGAGACTGCCGCGCAACCCAGATATGCGTGTGAGGCCCGGCAAGGTGTGGCTGACTCGCGGACGCCCGTCCGAGGTGTTGGAGCCCATCCTGCTTGGTCAGATTAATCCGGCGACGTTCCAGCAGTCAGGAGACTTGGAGCGCATGGTGCAGATGGGTACGGGGGCTATGGACTCCGCTACCCCGCTCGGCACCTCTCGCCGCAACGAGACTGCATCCGGTATGTCGATGATGCAGCAGTCGTTCATCAAACGCTCGAAGCGCACGATGTCGAACTTGGAGAGGCAGTTCCTTGCTCCTCTCATCCGCAAGTCGTTGTGGCGCTACATGCAGTTCGCCCCCCAGAAGTACCCGATGGACATGCACTTCACGGTGCGCGCCACGATGGGTATCATGGCGAAGGAGGTAGAGCAGCAGCAATTGATTCATCTCCTCGGCTTTGTGCCGCAGGAGTCCCCGGCGTTCAACATTATCCTCAAGGCCATCTTCGAGAATAGCGCCTCGTCGAACAAGCGCGACCTGATGGAAGCCTTGAATGCTCTTGTTGAAGCGTCGAAACCCGACCCGGAAATGCAAGAGATGCAAAAGAAGATGCAGCAGATTGCTATGGCCGGGGAGGAAAAGAAGGTCGAGAAGACCGCCGCCGAAGCCGAGCGCGCATCTGCGGAAGCGGAGTTGGCTAGGGAGCAGGCCAAGCACGTCGCGGTCAAGGCTGACCTCGAAGACGACCACGTGGAACTGAAGGCAGCGTCAATCGCAGTCCAAGCCCAGCGCACCAAAGCGCAGGAAAAGCAGACCCAGATTGCTGCCCAGCGAAACCAAATCGAGGCAGTCAAGGCCCGGAACCAAGCAAAATCACGTAAATAAAGGAGGCACCCAATGGGACTAACCCCCGAACAGCAGAAGTTTTTTGACGAGTTAGAGGAAGTCTTTTCTACCCAAGGTTGGAAAAGTTTAGTTAAGGAAGCAGAGCAGACCATCTACTACCTCCAAGCGGAGGCACTCGAAGCAGGGAGCTTTGAAGAGGTTTGCGTCAAGAGAGGCAGGGCCCAGCAGTTGGCTGAGTTCGTTAATATGGAGGATAACGTAGCCCTCCAGAAGAGCGAGTTAGCTCGGGTATACGAGGAAGGCGATGCCGCTCTATAGATACCGCTGTACTTGCGGTAAGGAGTTCGACGCCATGCGGGCAGTGGAGTCCAGAGAAGAAGCGCCTTGTCTCGCCTGTGGCGGAAAAGGCAAGCACATCATCACTGGAGCCCACTTCGACCCTAGAATGGGGCTCGACCCAGACTTCCCGACGTTCGGCGCAAAGTGGGCTAAGGCCCGCGAACAGGCCGCACGCGAGAAGTAAAACCCTCAGAGAATACCCCCCAAGTACTGAGGAGCCATACCACAATCCCCGTAGGGGACGGACAAGAGGGACAACAATATGACACAGGACCGCTTTGCTGACTCACTGGAGAGCGAAATCTCCGACGCCCAACAGAACCAACAGCTCCGCGATGAAGCAGAAGAGCACGGGTTTGAAATCCCCGATAAGTTCAAGGGCAAGGAACTTTCAGACATCGTCAAGTCGTACACGGAGTTGGAAAAGGCATACTCTCGGCAGGGGCGTTCCCTTGGCGAGATGCGCCAAACCTTCGACGAGTACATCCGTAGTCAGAGCGTAAATCCTGCTCCAAAAGAGGAACCGCGCAAGCCTCTAACCGTGGATGAGCTTTACGAGAACCCGGAGGAAGCAATCCGGCGCACCGTAGACTCTACGACGGAACCACGGATTAAGCAGCTCGAACAAGAGCTGTACAAGAATCGTATTCAGAGCCAGTTGGAAAAGTTCGAGCAGCGTCATCCAAAGTGGAAAGAAGAGGCGTCATCGCCTGAGTTCCAGAATTGGGTCACGTCGAGCCCCTACCGGATGCGGCTAGCTGCCGCTGCTGACAAGTACGATTTGGATGCGGCAGAGGATTTGTTCTCTGCATACGCAGATACGCGCCGTGCGAGCACCAGCGGAAACGCTGAGCGTTCCGAGAAACTCAAGAATGCCACGCTGGAAAGTTCCAGCCCGTCTACCCCCCGTCGCACGAAGACCTTCTCCCGCCGCGAGGTTATGGAGAAGAAGACAAAGGCGGCACAGGGTAACTGGTCGGCAGCGGAGTGGATTCGGGAAAACTCAGCAGCCATTGATGCTGCGTACGCGGAGGGTCGGATTGTTGACTAGACCCCTTACTCCATCCATTTCCTATAGAGGTGAATAACTATGGCACTCGGTACTGACCATGTCACACTTACGCAGGTTACCGCTGCAGCCCGCACGCGGTCTAACTCTGCATTCGTCCCCGAGCTTTGGGGCGACGAGGTAATCGCCAGCTACAAGGCGAACCTTGTCATGCCGCCGCTCGCGGTCAATATGAACCACGTTGGCAAGAAGGGCGACACGATTCACGTGCCGCGTCCTGTCCGTGGTAGCCCGTCCGCGAAGGTTGCGGAGACGCAGGTCACCCTGATTGCGAATCAGGAGACCAGCACTCCGTACATCATCGACCAGCACTGGGAGTACTCCCGGCTGATCGAGGACATCGTCACGATTCAGGCTGACCCGGCTTTCCGCCGGTTCTACACCGACGACGCTGGCTATGCCCTCGCGAAGAAGGTGGACACGGACGTTCACGCTAAGGGCGCTGGCTTTGCTGGCTCTCACGCGTCTCCGACCGTCGCCGGTACCAACTACAGCAAGGCTGTTGTCGGTACCCCGTCGAGCGGGCTCGTCACGTGGAACCCGTCTGCGAGTGGCGACGCTGGTAACGCCTCGACTCTGACGGATGAAGGCTTCCGCCTCATGCTCCAGAAGCTCGACGACAGCGACGTCCCCTCGCAGGGCCGTGTGTTCGTTATCCCGCCTGTGCTGAAGAAGGACTTGCTGGGCATCCAGCGCTTCACTGAGCAGGCGTTTGTTGGTGAGGTTGGTGCTGGCAACAGCATCCGCAACGGCTACGTCGGCAACCTGTACGGTGTGGAGATTTACGTCTCCTCGAACTGTGCGGCTGTTGCGGCTACCGACACGACCACCGACCAGCGCGCTGCGCTTCTGTTCCAGAAGGAGGCTCTGCTTTTGATCGAGCAGCTCCGCCCGCGGATTCAGACGCAGTACAAGCAGGAGTGGCTTGCTGACCTGTTTACGGCTGACATGATTTTCGGCACCGGCCTGCTTCGTCCCGAAGCTGGCATCGCCGTCATTGTCCCGGCGTAAGCACCTTAGCTGGGGAGCCCCCTTCACCGGGGGCTCTCCGGCTATTTTTTTATCTAATATCCTATGAGCCATCGCCAATACGCACCGCTCCAGCATACGCACGAGAGCTCGGCTGTCTACGACGGCAGCGATGCGGTCAAGCTG